GTCAAAATTATTTTTCAAATCCTGAAATAACAATAACATCAACTGGAGAGGGTGCAGGTGCTGTTGTGAGACCGATAATTAAAGATGGTAAACTAATTAGTACTGTAGTAGTAAACGCTGGTATAGGCTATAGTCAGTTCACTACAGAAGCAACAATAAGTAATACTGGTATAAATGGAGCATTTGATACAACTGTAAGAAAATTACAAATTAATGAGCGAGTTAGATCAGGAGATAATGTATTATTATCAAGAGATAATTATCTAAGTTTTGGAGTTATAGGTTGCAATCAAAAATTACTTGATAATTTAGAAAAAGATAGTTTTGATGTTTTAAGTAATGGTGATTTTGATAAACCAACAAAACACTCATCAATAATTGGTTGGGCATATGACGGAAATCCAATTTACGGTCCATTTGGATATACAGATCCAAATAGTATCAATTCTCCCTTAAAGTTGATAGAATCTTCATATGCAAAAAATATAAGTAATGTTGTAAATAGACCATCTGGTTTTAAGGAAGGATATTTCATTAATGATTTTATATTTGACAATCAAGGAGATTTAGATATTCATAATGGAAGATTTTGTAAAACTCCAGAATACCCAAATGGAGTATATGCTTACTTTGCAACTGCAGAAGTTAACCTTAACGGTAAATTAGAAGGATCATATCCATACTTTGTAGGAAAAACATTTAGATTGCCATTTATACAAGACAATCTTACATTAACTCACGAATTTGATTTTAATAATTCAAAATTATCTAGAAATACTTATCCACATAATGTTAGTGAAAAATTTGCTAATAATGATTTTATTGTCGAATCTAATGAAGTTATAAGACAATCATCAGAAGTAACATCGGTATCTAAGGGTGAAGTAGAAAGTATTAATATACTTAATTCTGGAACTGGATATAAAGTTGGGGATCGCACATCCTTTGATAATACAGATACAAATGGAACAGGTTTAAACGCAGTAGTAAGTGATATAGTTGGTCTTGGAGTATCATCTATTCAAACTAATCTCGCTACATTTGAAAATTTAGTATTTACTAGGGTAAGTAATGGTCAAGTAAATGCAAAATATTTACCATTTATTGAATTGAATAATGGAGATAATGTCCTTGTTTCTGGTTTGACTACCTCAATTCAAGGATTAACAAATTCATTTAAAGCTGGAATTAATACTTCTCGTGTAAGTTTAATTGTACCAACAAAAACTGTAGCAACTAATAATGTTGCCATAGAAGATATTTTTGTCAATAAAATACCAAACGATGTTTCAGTTGGTGGAACTATAAGAGTTGGTTCTGGAAATACATCTGCACTCCAACCAGGAGTAATTGATGAAACTATGCAGATAATCAATATATTCCCTGCCGACAAAGCAATTCGTGTATTCAGAAATAGTGGAATAGCACATACTTATGGATCAAATGTTGATATACTAAACACTGTCATATCTTTACCCATACAAACTAGACAGTTTGAATCTAAAATAAATGATGTTGTTTATTTCAATGCACCCCAACAAATAGGAGTAGGAACAGATGGAGAGGGAATATCTACAAATTATGTTATTGGAGATAGAGTAACACCTACATCAATTCCAAATAGACAAATTTATCTTCCTAATCATCCATTCGTTACAGGTCAAAAAGTAAAACTTAACGTTCCTAATGTTGCCAACAAGCAGTTGAATGTTGCGACCACAGATGATCCAAATGATACTGATAATAATTTCACCATACCATTTCTTCAAACAGAAAATTCAATTGAATTATTTGTAATTAAGAAAAGTAATAATTATATTGGATTATCAACAGTTGCGGTTGGTAGTACGAGTGAGGGACTTTATTTTAAAACAAATGCAAATAATGTCAGCGGAATTAATACTCATCTTTATAATATTTCATCAAATTTTGAACAAGTAATTGGTGATGTTGATAGAGTCATAAGCACTGTAAGTACAAAAGTATCTGCTGCTAATACTACAACTCATAATCTACAAAATCGAGATATAGTTACAATTAATGTTGTTCCAAATCTATCGGTTGGAATAGGTGGTACAACACCCATAGAAGTTGATTATAACTCACAGTTTGAAAAATTAATTGTAAATCCAAGAAAATTTGTAAGTGCAGATGTAGAAACAAACAGAATTGATATTGCTAATCATGGATTCAAAACTGGTGATAAAGTTTTTTACACTGGTGATGGTTCTGGAATACCCAATGGTTCATATTTTGTAAATGAAGTTAGTAGTAGATATTTTCAACTCGCAGAAACTTATAATGATCTTTACTCCGATCCAATTAAACTTATTGATATTACAGCAAATACTGGTGGAAATAATCAGGTTATATCACCTATCAACCCTCAAATTAAAGTATATAAAAATTCTAAACTTACATTTGGTTTATCTACAACAAATCTTGCTGATTTTGATTTCAAGATTTTTTATCAAAATGGTAAAAATGAGTATTTGAGTTCTCTTGATTCAACTATATTTAATGTTCAAAGACAAGGAACCATTGGTTTAGGAACTGATGAAAGTGATCCTGTAGGTGCAACTTTAACTTTACAGTCTACAACATCTACACCACCAATATTATATTATGGATTAACAAAAGGTGGTTTTATTAGCACATCAGATACTGATGTATTAAACTTTTCTCAAATTATTTTTGTTGATAGTTTATATAATGGCGATTATGAAATATTTAATGTAACAGATGATACATTTGATTTCTCACCAAAAGTGCCTGAGATTTTAAATTATGATGATAAAGATTGTGAGGTAATTGAGTATTCTACAAAATCAAAAAATGTTAATGGTGGAATTAAAAATGTTAGAATATTATCCAGTGGATTTAATTATAAAAAAATACCAATATTTAAGGAAGTTATCTCAGAAAAAGGAACCAACGCTAATTTAGTAGCTGAATCAAAAAATATAGGTAAAATTGAAAATATTAGAGTATTAGATATTGGTTATGAATATTCAACTGACAAAACTTTAGAACCCGAAGTTTTCATTCCTTCAATTCTTAACATAGATAATTTAGATCAAATAAGTGATGTTGAAATAATAAATGGTGGTTCAGATTATACTACACCACCAAGTTTAATACTTTTCAACCCTTCTACAAACACTATTGTAGATACTGTCTCTTTAGATCCAAAAGTACCTAATCAATCCATATCTTCAGTTGATATTATTGCACCAATAAATGGATTGGATTCTGTTGAACACAAAATTTTTGCAATTAACAATTCCAATGGTATAGGAATTAATTCAATGCAAACTAGTTCTGCAGGATTAGTTACTTGTTTCTTAGAAACACCATTTAATGGTTTCCTTGATCCACAACCATTTAAAGTTGGTGATGAAATTTATGTAGAGGGAATACAAAGAATTGGAGAACCAGCAATAACAGGATTGGGTACGGGTACAAGTAATTCTATACCAGGATTAACTAATAGTAGTGGAGAAATTCTGGGAGAAGGATTTAACTCAGCTGATCATAATTTCCAGTTCTTTAAAGTTGAATCTTACACACCAGGTACCACTACCATTTTAAAATATAGTGTTGCAGGTGTTACTACAAATCCAGGTATTGCAAAATCATTCCAATCTGGATATGCGACAATCATTAATAGAAATAATTATCCAGATATACGTCCAATTACAAAAAGAGGTATATTTCAAGAAAATGAAACTATTACATTAAATGGTGAGGACTCTGATTTAAAAATTGTTGAAATTAGAGATGACTATGTTAAATTGGATGGATTGAATATTGTCAAAAAAGGTGATAGGATTATAGGAAATGTAACAGGTGTATCTGCAGAAATAGTTAATTTAAAAAATAATTTAGCTAAATTTGAAATTGATTTCTCAAATCGTCAAAATATTGGATGGCTTGATGATATTGGTAAATTAAATGATGACACCCAAGTGACTCCAAATAATGATTACTACCAAAATCTATCATATTCAGTAAAGAGTCCTATAGCTTGGAATGACTTCTCAAATAGTTTGAATAGCATAATACATCCTGCAGGGTTGAAAAATTTCTCTGATACATTTGTAGAAACTAAAACTAATGTAGGAATAGGTAGTACTGTATCCTCAGTTGAAACTTTAATACTCGATATAATTAGTGACGATAATAGAGTTGATGCTATTAATAACTTTGATAACGCATTAGATTTTAACAGATTAGATAACAAAACTAAAACTTTAATATTATCCCAGAAAAAATTAACTAACTTTAATAAGTGTATTTCAAATAGAGTACTTATTCATGATGATATAAGTGATGAGTTTTCAAGTGTAGGATTTGGTAATAATTCAACTATTCTAGATGAAATTAACGGAAAATTTGTACATTATTTAATTCAAGTAGTTGATCCTGATGTAACTGATGTTCAATTAAGTGAATTAGTAATCTTAACTACAGAAGAAGATGTTTTATTAGTTGAAAAATCATCAGATAGTGCTGGAGTAGGTTTAGATAATACTGATGGAAATCTAACATTAGGAACTTTTGAAACAGAGATAAAAACTGATGGGACAAAGAATTTGCTATTTAATCCTAGTGAAAAATTTACAAAAGATCATGATATTAAAATGATCAAAACCTTCTATGATACTGATTCTGTAGGAGTTACAACTAGTGTTATTGGAAGTATAAAATTAGTTAGTGCAAATGTAGGAATAGCATCCGCTACAGTCGGTTTTAATACTACTACAGTAGCAGAATTTAATAAAGATGAATTCAATGGATTTTATGCAACTATTTTTGTACAAGATTCAGTAACTAAAGAAATTAATTATAACGAAATAACAGTTGATTTTGATGGTGTAGATACAACCAGTGCACAAGTTTATATTGACGATAGAGGTGCTGTTACTACAAACACTGTCGGTGTAGTAACAACTAGAATGGAAAATGATATTATCAAGTTACAAATTGAAAATGATAGAGTTACAACTCTTGATGCAAAAGCAAATATAGTCGGTTTAGGAACAACAACTGCTGGTATTGGTACTTACAGATTTTTATCATCAGGACAACCTATAGGTGCTGAGAGAAGTGCTAGATATGAATCCACTTATAATGTTGGTACAGGAACTTCTATTGCCTTTGCTAACCTTGACAAATCATTGGATGGTTCTATTAAATCAATGGTTAGAGTATCCACGGGACAAACCTCAGCTATTCATCAGGTTGTTGCTGTTAGAGATGCTGTAGATGTTTTAGTTGTACAATATCCATATGTATCATTAGGTTCAACATCTGGAATTGGTTCCTTTATATCAGATACTAATGGTGATAATATATCATTACTTTTTGTTCCTGATGCTGAATTTACTGACGAAGTTAAAGTTCAATCTTACAATCAAATTCTATATACAGCTAGTGATTTTGATAACATACCAGGCATTTTAACATATGGTTCTGTAGAGCAAGATATTTTATTGTCAACATTTGATGGATTAGAGGGTAGAAGAGCAAACAAAACTAAATTTGATCTGAAATATGAAGGAACACCAATATACAGTAAAACATTCAATCCCGATGGTGCTGGTCTTGCAAAATCTACAGGAATATTCACTATACCTAATCATTTCTTTGAAACAAATGAAGAAATTACATATGAACCATCAACAACATTTATTGGAATCGCTGCAACAGCAGTATCAATAGGTTCAACAGTAAATAATGCTGGTGTTACTACTGATATTTTACCCACAACTGTATTTGCAAAATACATAGACGAAAATAATTTCCAATTATTCCCAACAAAAGAAGATATTACTTCTGGTATTGCAATAACATTTACTGGTATCGGTGCTGGTAATGCTCATAAGTTGAATATGTCAAACAAATTGTCTAAGACTATTATTGGATTAGATGGTGTAGTACAACAACCA